CAATCTCCAGATTGCTTGGGTGGATTCCCATGACGCCTCTCGGCGTTTCGACCCGCGTCCACAACGGGTCATCATCAGATGGGTTAGGAGTGGGTATAGCCGTCGCTCTCAATGCCCAGCCACATGCCACACCACTCGACCATCAGGCAGTCATAACCACGCTGGACGGTGCGGCGAAATTGCAGGTAGGACATGCCAAGCGGCTGGCGGTCATAGATGCGCTTGATTGCTTGCTTTTGCTCGGGGGTGATTTTCATGGTGTAGCTCCTAAAAATTTTGGGTTGCGGAAAAAAATAAGAACAAAGCGACCTAAGCCGCTTCACTCAATTCTGTAGGGGTAGAGAAGGCGTCCAGATACTCGAACGCCAGTTGTGCTTGCTTCGCCGCTGACACGATTGCGCGGGAGTCCTTACGCAGTACCGTGAGCCAGTGAGAGATATACTCGGCATGGTCAGGTCGGGGCGTTGCTTCGATGCCATGAGCGGCACAGGCGAACACCGCGCCCATCTCAGCGATCAACTCCTCGAAGGCGTAGGCGTCATCGCCAAACTTGCCGAACATCTCAAGGCGATCAAGGCGCGAGCGGTGACCCGTCCAATGGGTTAGCTCATGCATCAAGGTGCCGTAGTAAGTGTCTGATGCTGAGCTATCGCCCAGAGGCTGGAAGTCAGCAAAGTCAGGCATCCCGACCCAGTCGGCAGTCGGCTTGTAAAACGCCTGAGACTGACCGTGGCGGATGTCTGCACCAGTAGCGGCGACCCACTCCTCGACTTCAGCATCTCGCTCAGCGGTGGAGGTGGGACGTTCGACGACGGGTAGAGCGGGAGCGCCCTCGACTTGCTCGCCATTAAACACGGTGTACAGCTTCGCGAATGGGATCTTATCGACGCCGCCTTTCTCGTTGTCTTTCTCGAACACGGTAAAGAAAACCACCTTGGTGCCTTTCTCGCCCTTCATCACTTGGGCGCCCTTGCCAGCCCATGCTTTGTAGGTTCCCCATCGGTTATCGGTGCGGCCCGACATCATCAGCAAAAACTGATTGATGCCACGGTAGGCATCGCCTGATGACATTGAGACGTTGAGGCCCGACTGCGCGGTGCTGACCCAAGGCTTAGTCCAATTGCTGGCCTGCACCTCTTCGAGTTGGGCTATAACGGTTTGAGTGATCACGTCGTATGCGTTTAGTTTTGCCATGGTTTCAATCTCCAGATTGAGGTTCAAAAAGACCCGAGGGCCGTTACCCAAAAACCCGCAATTAAGCGGGTTGGTTGGTCGGGGTTTTGGTGGCGACTCAGAACACGATGGCCGACGACTTTTGAGGGCATCGCGACAGCTTGCCGCCCTTGATGAAATACACGTCCAGCGAGTCGAATGCGGCGATGCTTTTGCGCTTCCGAATGTGCCACTCGGATCCCTCCTCTGGGCGCGAGCGCTCGAAGTCGGACAGTCGCTTGATGACTCGGGAGTAGTGGTACTGATCAGGCTTTGAGATGTAGTACATGGCTGGACTCCTTAAACGAGGTAGGGGGTGTAGCCGTGGAAGGCGACATAAGATTTGATGAAAGCTTTGATCTCCTGCTTGGGAAGTTCAGCCTCATCGACGTAGCGCTCGGTGAAGGTGTCGTGCATCTCGGCTTCCCTCTGCTCGGAGCGATCTGCAACGTCGTGATATCGGTCGCTATCAGCGTCGAGGTCATCCATCTTTCGCTGGTTTGAATCGATCAACGCGCAGAGTTTTCTGTCGGCTTTGTAAAGTCGCTCGATGGCACGTTGGTGGGTTGGGTTGATTGCTTGGTGTTCCATAATTTCAGTCTCCAGACTGTCAGCGGCCAGCGGGTTCGCTGAGCCATTGGTATTATAAAAACACAGCTTGATTAGTAAAAACAAGTCCTTAGAATGAATTAATCATATTTTGACCCATTTAAATCAGATCAAAGCCAACAATCATGCGGGATTCAGAACAAATGGAAATTGAGAACAGACTGCTCAGAATCGAGGCGAAACTCGATAAGTTGACCGATCAGCTATCAGAACTTGGTCGAATTGATGAGCGGACTGATGCGGCTCATGCCCGTGTTACCAGACTCGAAAAGCGGATCGATTGGGTGGAGCGAGAGCATCGCGAATTGGTCGAAGAATTCCAAAAGCAAACCGGCGCGAGTCAGTTATGGGAGCGAGCAGGCTGGTTAGTGTTCGCGGCGATCATTGGTGCCGCCGGTCACCTGCTCCGATAAAAATTTTATGGCGCGGAAAAAAGATTGATAAACCGATCCCCGTGCCCTTTTGACGTAGTAGAGGATAACCATAGGAATGGATACCAGAGAAAGGGAAGGGAATCCCAAGAATCTCAACTGGAAGCAATCAAAGTTTGTCGCTGAGTTTGTTGAGTGTGGCAACGCTACCCAAGCGGCCCAAGCGGCAGGCTATTCGCACCCCAAACAGCAAGGCTCACGGTTGTTGACCCATGTAGACGTAAAGGCGGCTATCGAGGCTCATAAACGGCAATTGATGGTGAAAGCGGTGGATAAACACGACTGGCTGATGGCGCGTCTAGAGGTCGAAGCGATGGACGCCGAGAACAGTGACGCCGCTCGCGTTCGATCATTAGAGCTAATCGGCAAGGTCATCGGCGCTTTTGCTCCCGATAAACAGCAGATAGAGACGGTGTCGAGTGGATTCTTCGCTGATTTAGAGCCAGAAGAAGATTTGCCGCCCAATGTTTTGCCTTTTAAATCAGAGAGTTAGGGATAAAGAGCCTAACATTCAGAGTGTCAGGCTACCCCATACCACCCAGCACCACCATGGCAGAGGGGGGGGGATAGCAGATGGAAGGTTCGGGGGCGGTCGCATACCACGGTTCCATAGGGGATATGCCTATCTCTAGAACCAGATTTGAGGGCTTGGTGATATTTAGGAAAAAAAATTCCTAATTACCACCCAGAGAAATATGCAGGCCCAATGACTGGAAAAGCAGTTTCATGGGGTAGGGGGGGGCAAATATTAGGGGAAGAGGTCTTTATGAGAGTACCCATACGAAAAATATGGAGATTTAAAAAATGACAAAACCTAGAAAGGGCAAAGCCAAGGTCAAAGTGACCTCATCTGGCAAGAAAGTCTCCTACGGGCAGGCGGGTAAAGCCAAAGATGGCGGGTCACGGGTACGCGCTGGCACCAAGAAGGGGGACAGTTACTGCGCGAGGAGCCTCGGGATTAAGAAGGGACTCCCCAAGAAGAAACAGAACGACCCGAATACGCCAAATAACCTGTCGCGAAAGCGCTGGAAGTGCAAAGGGGCGAAGTCCACTAAGTAAATAAGGCCAAATAGCTATACAAAATGGGAAACCATGGTTAGTTTGGATACAGTTTGGCCCCTCAGAGGCCGCAGGAGCGACGATACGGCCCACCCCTTGGGCTTTCCTCTCCCCGATGATCGTTAAGCTGTGCGGCTTCTGAGGGCCATTTAAAGGAAACAGGGGAAAACAGATGAAAACTCTAGCAATTTTAGCGGTAATCATAGGAATCTCGGGATGCTCTACGAGTAGCACCCAGTATTACGAGGCGGTAGCCGCCGCCGCACAGTCTAATGCCGCCGCGTCACAGGCAAAGTTCGAGGCATTGTCCAAGATCGCCGCTACGGGTGATGGTCAAGCCGCGAGTGCCGCAGTCATGGCGATGGCACTGACCCAGACTTCCACGATTCAGCCAATACCCCAGCAATCAGAAGCGATGCAGTGGGCATCCATACTGGCATCGCCGGTCACTTCTCTGGGAATGATGTGGATGCAGTCTGATTCCACGAAAAAAATGGCGCAGTACAACGCCGAAGTGGATCTTGCTCGAATATCGGCTGACGCCAACACACAGCAGGCGCTATACGGCTCATTCGTCTCATCTAATCAGATCACTGGTGACGTTGCCACGGCTGGTATGACTGCTATGGGCAATGTGGACTACACGCCTTTCGTCAACGCCATGGTCTCTTTGGGTGAGGCTGGGCTTGATTCCAACGTCGCCATCTCTACGGTCGGCTTGAACACGGCTGGCGAGCTTGGTGTTACCGGCATGAATAACCTAACGAACTTAGGTGCCGCTGGGTTTACGGCTATACAAACTGTGGGGACGGAAGGGTTTGGTGCATTGAATGCTTCCACTGCCGCGTGGCTTAACTACTCCGCAACAAGGGATACGACCTTTGCGGGGATGATGGCTACTGAGCAGAGCGGGTGCGTTGCCACCGCGAATGCAGAAAATCAGATCGTAGTTACCTGTAACTGATGATTACTATCAAGCGGTTTGCTTATCACCCCAATGGGACTCTGGGGATTATGAATGTTCCCAATCACCGGCTACATACGTTCTATACCGTAGAGCGTCCGTGGCAGGACAACGCTCCTTTTCTGTCGTGCATCCCCTTGGGGGAGTATTCCGTTATCTGGAAGCAATCCCCCAAGTTCGGGTGGTGCCATGAGATAGAAAACGTATCCGGCAGAAGCCACATCCTATTCCACGTCGCCAACTTCCCTGAAGAAGTTGAGGGGTGCATTGGTGTTGGCATGTCGTTGATGGGAGATCGTATCGCCGTAGGAGAATCTCGAAAAGGGATCGAGGCGTTTCATGAGGCCACTGGGGGGAAAGCATGGCGGCTAAGGATCGTGAATGCACCGTATGCGGCGTTAAGTACCCTGTAGAAGGATTCCCGACTTGCGGCAGAGGCTATCGCAGAAGGACATGCAGAGAGTGTACTAACAAGCAAAAGCGAGACTTTAAGTCCGCAGACCCTGAGACATATTTGATCTCTCGTCTTGGCCGACAGTCTGGCCGCAACAGGGTTGAGATCAGCATAGACAAAGAGTTCCTGAAGGAGCTTTGGGATTCGCAGGGAGGGAAGTGCGCCGTTACGGGGTTGCACATGACTTACTTCCCCAGAGGGCAGAGGAACGCAACGGGCCTTAACGGGTCGGTAGATCGGCTCGATGGCCTTAAAGGTTATGTGAGGGGCAATGTCCGTCTGGTCTGCGCGAGGGTAAATGCTATGCGCTCATCGGGAGAGGATGCTGATTTGCTGTGGTGGTGTAAGCAAATAATCGAGGGGATCGAGGGTGAATGACGAAGAGCTAAAGGAGGCGGCGAGAGTCTTCAAAACAGACTTCCCTGTCTACGCCAAAAACATTTTGAAGGTCGTTAACAAGGAGGGGGTGCAGTTGCCCTTCCGCCTGAACGACGGCCAGAAGATGGTGCATAACCAGCTAGAGACTCAGCTTAAAGAGACCGGCAAGATCCGCGCTCTCATCCTCAAAGCCAGACAGGTAGGGATATCAACGTATGTGGAAGGTCGGTTCTTCTGGAAGATTACGCAAACTCGCAACGCTAATGCGTTCGTTCTTTCTCACCTTGCTGAGTCTACTAACTCGATCTTTAACATGGTTCGGATGTTCTACGAGAACGTACCTCATAAAGCCTTTAAGCCAACCCTCGGCAGTCAGAGTGCGGCCACCCTTGTCTTCGATGAGATCAACTCACGTTACCGAGTGGGTACAGCAAGATCGACTCAGACAGGGCGAGGACAGACTAACCGCTTTGTCCATGGCTCGGAGGTCGCCTTCTACCCGCAGGGGGCTGACATCGTAGCCGGTCTACTCCAGACAGTGGGCGGTAACGGTAGTGAGGTGATTCTCGAATCTACCGCGAACGGTGCTGGTGGCTGGTTCTACGATCAGGTCATGAAATCTTTGCGCGGCGAGACCGAGTGGATTACTTGCTTCGTTCCTTGGTTTGCCATGCAGGAGTACAGGGCCACAGTGCGTCCGTACTTCGAGCGCACCCGAGAAGAAGAGAAGATGGCGGAGCAGTATGGGCTGGACGATCAACAACTCCAGTTCCGCCGAAACAAAATGGATGAGCTAGGCGGAAACGATCTGTTTAGGCAGGAGTATCCGACTACCGCGATAGAAGCCTTCCTGACTTCGGGCCGGTGCTTCGTCGAAGAAAATGTTTTGGCTGATGCTGAGAAGGAGGTTTATACCCCCGACTTCATTGGTGAACTAAGGTCTGACGGCATGTCTGAGCGTACCAGTGGGCCGTACAGGGAGTGGTATCCGCCGAATCCAGATGACTCGTATGTCATTGGCGTGGACGTGGCAGAGGGATTGGCCCACGGAGACTACTCGGTCGCACAGGTTCTCGACTCGCGTGGCAGGCAGGTCGCCTGTTACCACGGGCATATCGATCCGTGGGAGTGGGGCAACATCGTCGGGATACTCGGCAAGCGCTACAACACTGCTTACATCATCGTCGAAAGAAACAACCACGGCCTAACAACTTTGCGCCGACTACAAGAAATTAACTACCCGTCGCTGTTCATTGAAAGTTCAGTTGATGGTGCTTATGGAGACCGCATGACGAAGCGCGGCGGCTTCCTAACAACCAGTAAGACCAAGCCATTAATCATCGATAACCTTGCCGCCCTGCTACGACAGAGGGACTCCGGTATAGCAGACACTGAGCTTATTAAAGAATTGCGAACCTACGTCATTGACGAAAGGGGGGCTACCAATGCTCAAAACGGCTGTTATGATGATAGGGTGATGGCGTTTGCCATTGCCCTCCATGGATTGGCTTCTATGCCGCGACCAAGAGTACATCAGGTCGCAAGGCGCTTCAAAACAGTAGACACCGTGGTGGGTTATTAATGGACGAATTCCTCGAAGAGGGCGTCGGATTTGATGTTGAAAATCCAGACGGCTCGCAAGACATAGAACTTCAATCACTCGGAGCTAGGCTCAAGAGCCTGTTTACCGAGTACAAAGACGCCCGTAGAGAAACTGAAGACGAGTGGATCGAAGATCTGCGACAGTTCTCTGGCCAGTACGATCCTGAAATCCTTGCTCGATTGAGCGAAGCATCTGGCTCTCGCAGTAAGGTATTCGTTGGCCTATCTAGAACAAAGGTAATGGCCGCGTACAGCAGGCTTATCGACTTACTATTTCAAAGTGGTGACGCATTTTTTGGCGTACAACCAACCCCCCGCCCCAAGATCAATCCGATGAAACGAGCAGAAATGCAACAGATGCTCATTCAGAATATTGTGCAGATGGGGCAGGGCCAACCCGAGGAGGTGATCCGGCAAGTCCTAGCTGAGAACGAAGAGCGCATCCGTCAAGGGTTGCAGGAGCAGGAAGAGCGTTTATCCGTGATGGCCTCTGAAGAAATGCAGAAGGATATCGAGGATCAGCTAATAGAAGAAAACACCGAGCAGAAGATGAAGGAGGCTATCCTTGAGGCCTGCATCTTCGGCTCCGGTGCCATCAAGTCCGGCACGGTAAAGATCGACAAGGTTCAGTCTTACCAGCGCGTTGAAGATGAGATGGGGCGATCTCAGTATGTCATGGCGATGGAAGAAGAGGCCCGACCAGAGATTGAGTCGGTATCTATCTTTGATCTTTACCCAGACCCCTACTGCACTAGTCTTGCAGACTGTTCAGGAATGTTCCGCCGTCACGTCCTTACTCGCCGTCAATTCAGAGAGTTGGCAGATCTTCCCAGCTTTGACTCCGAGATAATTCTATCCATTGTCAAAGATCGCCGGAACGGAAACCATGAAGAAGAAGACCATGAGCGCACTCGCCGCGAAATTGCTGGTGTTGTTGATCATGGTGACTCCCGCAGGTTTGAACTGCTGGAATACTGGGGTTGCATCGACGGCTATGACCTACAAGAAGTTGGAGTCGAATTTCCGGAGGGATCTGATCTCAGCCAAGATTTCGACGCCAACGTATGGATCGTTTCCGGAAAGGTAATCAAGGCCGCGCTTAATCCGGTCAAGGGTTACCGCATTCCGTACAACATATTCCCCTATGAGCGCACTCCCCATCAGTTCTGGGGCGTGGGAGTACCGCGCATGATGCGTGATTCCCAGCAGACTATGAACGCGGCAACGCGCATCTGGCTGGATAACATGGCGCTCAGTTCAGGTCCGATGGTAGAGGTGAATACCGACTTGCTCGCGGCGGGTGAAGATCCAACCGACCTCCATCCGTGGCGAGTCTTTTTGCGATCTGGCGGGGACGGCTCTATGCCTGCTGTCCGTTACTACCAGCCTGTCGCGAATGCCAACGGCTTGAACCAGATCATAGAAATCTTCCGACGCTTTGCGGATGAAACAACTTCTCTCCCAAGCTACACCCACGGTGAGCAGACGAAGAGTTTGAATAAGACGGCAACGGGTATCTCAATGCTTATGGGGGCGGCAAATGTCGCGCTCAAGAGTACGATTAAAAACATTGACGATTTCCTTATACGCCCTATGATTGAATCAATGTTCCACTTCAATATGGAGTTCGGAACGAATGAGCGAGCGAAGGGCGACCTAAAAGTCGTTGCTCGCGGTAGCACCGCACTTGTGCAGAAAGAAGTGCAGAGCCAGAGACTATTACAATTCCTCTCTCTGGTTTCAAACCCGATGGACTCTCAACTCATTGATCGAGGCAAACTCTTGCGCGATATCGCCCAGAGTATGGATATCGATCCGGATGAATTTATTAAGTCTCAGGAGCAACTCATTGCCGAGCAACAAGCTTTACAACAGCAAATGCTCGCCGCGTCAGGCGAGGGCGGTCAAGGTCTTGGCCCTGACGGAGGAATGGCCCCTCCTGATGGAGTTGCTTGAATCTCGGTTAGCCGAGGCTCATGAGAAGTTGGAGTACGCGGACGAACAGAATTTTAGACGCCAGCAAGGACGGGTAGCAGAGCTACGCGCCTTGATTGGACTTGAACAGACCGCAGAGGCGGTCATCGAAGCGGAAAGGAATCCGCGTAGGTCTCCTAGCTTCGATTAACGGACACCCCAGAGAGGAACCGTGTAATGAAAGTAGATCCAGCAAAACTTGAAGCGGAAGCACAGGAATTAATGGCTCAGTACAGAGGTGAAGTTCCGGCCCCTCAACAAGAGGAAACGCCAGAGGAAGTTCAGCTTGAAGCAGAGTTAGCGGCACCCGAAGAGCCATCGGAAACTGCCGAAGTACCTGTGGAGGCTCCTGTCGAAGATGAGCGCGGCGAATTATCTGAGGCAGAGTTAGCACTTAAAAAGGCTGATGAACGCTACAAGAATGCGCAAAGGAAGATGACTCAGGCGACCACTGAGGCTAAAGAACTGCGACGTATGAACGAGCAGGTCATGGCTGAGATGGGACAAATGAAGCGTCAGCTTGCGGAGAAAGACGTTGATCTAGAGAAGTTGAAGCAGGTCAGGGAAGAATACCCAGACTTAGCGGCACCAATTCTGGATCAGATGGAAAGGACGCAGGCAAAGGTAGACGAGCAACATGCCGAACTTGAAGCACTCCGCAATATGCGAGAGCAGGATGCAGTCCAAGAGGCGCAGAACGCGCACATGGATCGCATTCGGGAAGCTCACCCAGATTTGGACAACATTGTTCAAACGGGAGACTGGGCTGACTGGCTGGAGGTGCAGAACGCGCAAGTTCAGAACTGGATTGAAGCCGGTTCATCGAACGACGTAAACGCGGCTCTGTACAAATTCAAGAGCGACATGGGTGTGGGTCAACCGACGCCGCAAGAGCGGGTACTGGAAAAGGCGAAAGCGGCGGCAGAGCCAAAGCTCCCTAAATCCAGAAAACCCGATACGAGTGCCGGACAAAAAGTCTGGTCTGCGGCAGATATCAAGAGCATGTCTCTGAAGGACTTCGAGGCAAATCAAGGCGCTCTGATGGATGCATGGAGACAGGGACAAATCCGGCGTTAATTAAAACTCTTGCATAGAGGTATTTAACGATGGCTATTGGTGCTAACGGCTCTGGCGCGGATTTTTCTTACGCGGCTAATCAGGGCGGCTTCATCCCAGAAGTCTTTTCAAAACTGTTGCAGGCTAAGTTCTACAGTTCTTCTGTACTTCCTGCTATTTCAAACACGGACTACCAAGGCGAGATCTCTGGCCAAGGCGATAAGGTTCACATCCGAACCGTGCCGAACGTCACAGTTGCAGACTATAACGGTACTGTCAGCTACGCTGACTTGACCACTAGCACAGTCGAGCTTCTGATCGATCAAGCTAAGTCGTACTCGTTCAAGGTGAGTGACATTTTGGGTGCGCAGGGTGATATCGACATGTTGGCTGAAGCATCTAAAGATGCCGCTGAGTCAATGCGTATCGCAGTTGAGACTGACGTTCTGGCTAACGTCGTAACTGGTGCAACCACTATCGACGCGACTGGCAAGACCATCACGGCCGCGAACATCCTTGCTTCCATTCTCGATATGGCCAAGGACTTGGATGAGTTGAACATCCCTGAAGAAGGTCGATACATCGTATTGCCTCCCTCAATGGTGTCTTTGCTCAAGCAGAGTGAGCTTCGTCAGGCGTACCTGACTGGCGATTCTACTTCGCCATTGCGTAATGGTCAGGTGGGTCAGGTAGACCGCTTCACGGTTTACCAGAGCAATCTGCTCTACACCCCCACGTCTGGTAGTGATGCTACTTACACCCACGTTCTCGCGGGTCACCCCAAGGCAATCACGTTTGCTTCTCAGTTTACTAACACTGAGACAGTGCGACTTGAGACTTCCTTTGGTGACGGCGTTCGCGGACTGAAGGTTTATGGTCGCAAGGTTGTAACTCCAGACTGCCTCGTTGTAGGTAAGTGGAAGGTCTAAGACCTAATCGGGGGAGGTTTTCCTCCCCCTTTTCACTTTCAGGGAGAGATAAGTGAACGAATCTAAGACCGAGAAAGACGATCTGTACATCGAAGCCAAAGAAGAGTTTGGCATCACCCTAGACAGAAGACAGACCTTGGGTGATTTGCAAGATCAGATGGACAGAATTAGGAAGACTGGAAAACAGCCGGAAGAGGTTCTACCAGCAAGGATGCCGAAAAAGCTTCGCAATGTCGTGACCGGAAATATTTTTCATTACGACCCCTTGTTCGCAAAGAATCCCGATCTGGAAATAATTGAATGGGAGGCTACGGATGGCGACGACTAAGGTCAATGACATACTTGATCGTGCCGGTATCATCCTACAGGACACTTCAAATACTAGGTTTGCAAGCGCAGACCTTTTAAAGTTTTTTAATGACGGTCAGCGCGAAGTTGTAATTTACCGACCCGACGCGAACGTCACTAACGCTACGTTTACTTGTGCCGCTGGTAGCAAGCAGTCCTTACCTTCGGCGGCTATTCGCCTAATCGATATCACTAGGAACATCGACGGTAGAGCGGTCAGTCAGATTGATCGAAAGATGCTGGACGAGTCACTGCCCAACTGGCACAACTCGACCGCAGACAGCGATAGGAAGATTGAACACTTTGTCTACGATCCAACAGACCCTAAGAACTTTTACGTTTATCCGCAGGCGCTAAACAGCTTTCAGCTAGAAGTAATCTATAGCGAGTCTCCGGCAGATGTTGTTTTGTCAAACTACACAACCGACACGACAACTATCACGCTGGATGACCCTTACGCGAACGCGCTTTTGGACTTCATTCTTTATCGTGCATATCAGATTGACTCTGAGTTCGCTGGTAACGCAGAGAAATCATTGATGCATTACCGATCATTTACAAATGGTCTGGGAGCCAAGACGCAGGGTGACTCAGCGTCCGATCCCAGAGTAGGAGCTTAATAGTGAAGTTTCTCGACATTTCAGATTTTGTAAGAACAGAGGCTAGAGGCGCTCCAGAATTTCTTGTTGAAAGGGCGGTAAGAGAGTCAGCCACAGAGTTTTGCGTCAAGACGGACGTGTATCGCTTAGAGCCTGAAACGATCCAAGTGATTGCAGGGATCGATGAGTACGACTTAACCATCCCTAATGGCGCTGAGCTAAATCATATTATCGATGTGTACAGGGGGCATCGGACATTACAGCCCGTATCCTATTCTCGATTGCTTGAGGTTAAGGGAGACGGCACAACAACCGGACAGCCTAGATGCTATTCGCAATTACAAAGCACATCTTTCTATGTAGCCCCAGTTCCTTCGGCCTCTGAGACGCTTAGCGTTCTTTATTCAGTTAAGCCGACATCTACGGCCAGCAGTATTCCCGACTATATAGGCAAAGCGTATAGAGAGCCGATTGTTCACGGGGCGCTTTATAGGTTGCAAATGATGCCTAACCAGCCGTGGTCAGATCAGGGCA